CGGTGCAACCCCCATCGGCAGCCTCTCCAACCGCTTCACCGTCTACAAGGACCCCTACTTCCCCCGTAACAAGATCCTCATCGGTTACAAGGGCGGCAGCTACCTCGAGACCGGCTACGTCTACGCTCCTTACGTGCCACTCATCGTGACACCCACCATCTTCGCTCCCGAGGACTTCACCCCACGTAAGGGCGTGATGACTCGCTACGGCAAGAAGATGGTCCGCAGCGACTTCTACGGCACGGTCACGTGTCTTGACATGAATATTATATAGTTGAATGTAATCTAATTCGTAAGAACTAGATTCAACTATGTAGGTGGCGCCTCTCTAACAGGAGGCGCCACTTTTGTTTTGACTTCATGTAACGTTCATGTCTATGGATCTCTCGTCGATCGAGAGAAGTGGAGTGCCACGATGCGCTGATGCCTCGACAACTACGCGCATCTTGAGGTTGTCAATTACTCCTGAACCCTTATATTTAGACACATGACACAGACATCTTTAAGAAGCTTTATTAGGCACGTTCTTTCTGAGGCTCTTGACCTCGACGAAGGCGGCAATGTCCAAGTTGGTGAGAGACAGGCAGAGAAAATTGAAGTTGCGAGAGTCCAGAGACAGAGATTTGTCGAGGACATGAGAGCACTCTTCAAGAATCTGAATGATCGTTACATCGCCTACACACGCAAATTGGGAAATGAGGAGCCTCTCTACAATCCCAACACGATCGATAGGTTCCTGTCAGGCCCGGGCTTCGGCGGTTCGACCGGTGTCTTCTTTGATCTGTCTAAGAGTGACGAGGTCTTTGCTTCGAAGAAGAAGAAATTGGGTGACATTGACATCTACATTCCAAGAGAAGCGTACGTGAATCTCTTTCACATGCTTCGTGAGATTGAGGGCACCAAGGTCATCGATCTCCCAGAAGGAAGAAGCGTCGATTATGTGGGGCAGATCGACGAGGATGCCGTAGGCAACCAGATCAATTCTCTGTTCGTGTATAACTTCACAGATGCAGACGGCTCTCCGGCACAGATCAACATGCAGGTCGACTTTGTGAAGGCGCGCTTTACCGAAGAGGGCCTCCCGCACTCATCAATCGTTCACTCGCACGGGTCGAACGAGATGGATCTCATGGCGGGTATCAAGGGATTTGCAAAGAACTACCTGATCGCTTCGCTGACGTCGAAGCTCACAAAGGTCAAGGGTAAGTTGGCGACTCCCAAGTCGACTCCTGAGAAGATCACGATCTCAAAGACAATTGACGGTGATGAGCTTGCACTGTACACATTCTCAACCGACTACGGCTTCAGGCAGGCAAGAGCGAAGCTAGGTGTGAAGGATGAGTACGATGTCTACATCAACATCGCATACGCAGATGACCGCGTACTTGAGATAAAGGAAGGATTCAAGTTAATCTTTGGAGTCGAGCCTGACGATGTAGAACTTGACCTATTCCACTCATACCTGGGTACGCTGCAACTCATGCGCAAGTACCTCTTAGACGACATCCGAGACGGGAAGCCCCTGTATGAGTCAATATTTGACAGCATCCTGTACAAGTGTTTCTTCGTCGAGGTGAAGGCTGACGAGCCTGACAACATTAAAGTTACGCTAGCACAGCCAACTGAGCGTGAGAATTTTGATCTTGACAGAGAGGTCAAGACATCCATGGTTAATGCATTTTACGAAGTGTTTCCTGAGATTTTGTCACGTCAAGAAGAAGTCAATCAGATGATTGATCGATACTATCAATATCTGCCTATATGGGCCGAAGGTTATAAAGCTAAAAAAGCTAAGAAGTGACTGTATTTAACCAGAATATGTCTGTTCGATTTGTTTTGCTTAACCTATGTTTCCTTATACGACTGGCTTCTTTGACAACAGACAAAAAACAATTAATCGTCGTGAATTATTCAGAACATACTGATATTTAATATCAAGCCCAGCTCAGTGATCACTTGATACCGACAAGGTGCTGGAAGCTTTCGGAACATAGGAGGATCACATGCCAAAAGTAACTTATGACTCAAAGAGAGGCCTTGTTCAAGAAACAGGGACCGGCGTCGTATTCAACGCAGATTCGATTAACTTTAGTTCGCTTCCTGTATCAACAACGCAAGCAATCACTGCAAATTCAACGATAACATCGCCCGGTGTTTACACAGTTACAGGAAATCCTGCACTTCTAGTGACTCTCCCAGATCCTTCTGAAGTTCCAGGCGGAACTCTTGTAATCAGAAGCCTGTCAGCTAATGCTCATGCTCTTACAGGATCAGCAGCGGTTGCAGGTGTCAGTATCTTTAGAGGGCCTCCTTTAACCGGAGCAACTGTGACGGGTCAGAAGTTTACACTTGATGCTTCGATTGGTGAAACTGTAACTCTAATTTCAAATGGTCTTGCATACTGCGTCGCTGCAGGGTCAGGCTCAATCACAATTCCGTAATAAGTGAAACATGGGAATAAGATTAGCATCACCTGAAGAGCTGATAAATCAGCAGCGCGCTGCTGAGAAGGAAGAGCGACGTAAAAATGAAAAAGAGGTATCTCAAAAAGATATCGCTAATGTGTCTCAAAAATTGCAGGAAGCAACGCCTGAAGAAGAACTCTCTACAGAGACACCTGTAGGTGTTAATGAAACTCAACAAGATCAAGTTGAGCAGCCTAAAACAGCACCCTACAGAAAACATAGAAGGCGTTAATAAACACCATTGACTGAAAATAAATTGCACTTGGACTAAGGTTCAGGTGCAATTTATTTTTATATTTAACTAATGTGAGTGTCTAGATGAGTGTGTTAAGATTGTTAATTCGTGAAACAATAAGAAAATTAGGTGACAAGTGGATTGTCTACCCTAAGAAGGGTGGTAAAAGGCTTGGGACACATGACTCTAAGGCAGCGGCAAAAAAGCAATTAGCAGCAATAGAAATATCAAAGTCCAAGAAGAGTTAATCATACAACCACTAAATTGTGATATTTAAATGTAGGTGGTGCTATGTCGACATTTGTACAGACAACAAATCCAACTCCTTTCGGTATTTTTGATGCTGACACATCATTTCAATCTGATGCCGATAGGATGATCACCTTTGTCAAGCGCAAGTTAGGAGATGACATTCTAAGCGTTGAGTTGACAAAAAAGCAAATTTGGGCAAATCTAGAAGAAGCTTGTCTAGAATACAGCAACATACTCAATCAATATCAAGCAAAATCAACACTCCTAAATTATTTGGGTTACACAACAGGTTCTCAAACAGGTCTTGAGGCGGCGTTCCCAAGAGAAAGCCTAGAATATCTTTCAAGATTCGCAGATCCATATGCATCTGAGGCAGGCCTCGGTGGCTCATACAACATGTTTTCAGGTTCGATAGACCTAATTCCAGGACAACAGGATTATAACATTTATACCGATTTAAAAAATGCTGATGGGACAGTGATGGTCAATACTGGGTCAAATGCAACACCTAAATCCAAGATGAGAATTATGGAAGTGTTTCACTTTAATCCGCAGGCTGCTTATAGATTTTTTGATACAACGTCGGCTATTAATTACCTGAATAATGAATTCACATTTGAATCATTTACTCCTGAGACAATATTTTATGTCCTACCTGTTTTTGAAGACATCTTGAGAGCAGGCCAGCTTGATCTTTCAAATAGAGTTAGAAGATCGAATTATTCCTATAAAGTTGTAGGAACAAACATCAGGATATTTCCGACACCGACAGACACACCAAGTGTAGCAAGAAAGCTGTATCTTCGCGTTAAATATTGGCAAAATCCTATAAAACCTAGCTTTACTGATGAAACTATTTTTGGAGTAAATAACTTATCAAATGTCCCATTTGGTAATTTAACTTATTCTAGAATCAATAGCATGGGTTTGCAGTGGATTAGACAGTATACGTTGGCACTTTCGATGGAGCAACTAGGATACATTAGAAATAAATTCACAACTGTTCCTATACCGGGAGGAACTGTGACGCTGAATGGCGGTGATCTAACATCAAAAGGCCGCGAAGATAAAAAAGAACTTGTAACCAAATTAAAAGAGATGCTTGAAACTCTCACGTATGATAAACTTATTGAGGGTGCCGCAACACGCTCAGAAAATTTGATGAAACAACTCTCAAAGATTCCTATTCCTAATGGAATGGCAATTACAACAGGATAGGTGACAAATGGGCAGGCTATTTCTCTCTGAGCGTGAGATAAACTACATTAACGATCTTGGCAAAGAGCTCATTAAGGACGTCGTTGGCCAGAAAATTTATTATTTTTCCATCAACAATATTAAGTCAAAGGTGCACGACGTCTATGAAGAATCACCTGATAAGATTTTTGAAAACCCAATTGAAATAGACGCTTTGGTAAAATATTCACCTCAAGATGTTAGAACTAATCGTTTTGGTTCAGAAGAATACTACTCCATAGAATGTTATGTCCAATACAGAGATTTACTTGACAAAGGTATTGAAGTAAATGAAGGAGATTTTTTTAGCTATGGTGAAACGTTTTTTGAGGTAATCAAAGCACCCAGGACGGACATCATATACGGTCAGATTGAACATAAAAACTATTTAACTTTAACTGGAAAGCAATCAAGAAAAGGTCAATTTATCTCAAAAGTATTTGGACCAACGTCAGAAGACTATATCGACTCAGATGCAGTTCAAACTACATACGTTCAACAACGTGGATTTGAGAAAAATCGTCTGGGAGTTACAGGTGATGTTAGAGATCTACAAAAGAACGGCGTCCTCGACGCACCAATTACTGGGCCCGCAGAAGTTTCACCATCAGGTGACCAGACAGGCGCAGGATCATCATTCTACGATGAGAGTTGATTATGCCTGAAAAAGAAGTTCTCAAGAAAGGTTATGAAGGCTTTAATGTACCCGACGACTTTAGTATTCCACCTTGTGGTATAGAAGATGTCGATCGTGCGCTATTTAATCTTTTTGATAAAAAGCTTGCTTTTGAAGTTAAAGTAAATGAACAAACTACAAAAGTTCCTGTAGTTTTTGCTGCAGGCGAGCGTTTTGCGCTCACGAAAAGATTAAAGCCTATAAGAGACAAGAATAATGCATTAATTCTGCCGCTAATTGCAATAAAGCGGACAAGCATAGGTCATAAAAATGAATCTGAAGTTGGTGGAACAGCAATATCTTTTAGACAACCTGCCGACTATGTCATAAAGAAGCGATTGTCAACTTCTGACAGAAGCTACCAGGATGTTGTCAATAAGCTTTCCATTAAAAATCAGGATAACGTTTCCTCTCGCGCACACATAACAGATAATAACACATACCCAGGAAAGTTCACAATTCCTGGAACAATATCCACACGTAGAAATGGACCAGCTACGGCGTATGGTGCTGGAAGACTTGAAACACCTTTTGATAAATCAAATTTAGGACAAAATATTTTTGAAATTATAACAATACCATACCCACAATTCATAGGGCTCACGTACAATGTTGTCTTTTGGACACAGTACATGTCGCAGATGAATCAACTTCTCGAGTCTATGATGATGAAATTTGATGGTCAAGGTCATGAGTTTCAAATAGAATCAACAAGCGGTTATAAGTTCACTGCATTTGTGCAGGGCCCATTTGGAAATAACGATAATTTTGATGATTATACAAACGATGAAAGAATCATCAAATACAGCTTTGATATTAAGGTTCCAGCTTACATATTGGCACCTAGACACCCGGGCTTGCCTACACCATTTAGGACATTTCAATCTGCGCCCGAAGTTGTATTTGGAATATACGACGCCAGAACACAAATTGCCGAAGAGCCTGTACAGCCTGGCGCTAATGCCAAACTCAATAGATTCATTCTCACAGACGCAACACACCTCGATGAAAATGGACAACCACACTTGCTTCGAGGCGAAGACAGAGTCAAAGCAGTTGTAACGTCCGGAAAAAGGAATGAATACCAGAAGATAATATATAGAGACATAAGATCAGGCGAGCAGGTCATCTCAGCACGCAAAGTGACCTTCATCGAGGATGAGAAGATTTAAGATTTCTTCAAAGTGATGGGATATTTATAACCGAAGTGTGAGTGTAACAACAATGGCCGAAATAACCTATCGCTCTCCCGGTTTCTTTGAAAGTGAGATTGACCTTTCTATAACGACACCTGCCGGGATAACAGCAACACCTGCCGGAGTGATTGGAACTTCTCCGATTGGTCCTGCATTTTTGCCAGTCACCGTAGGATCTCTAGCAGCGTTTAGAGAGAGATTCTTTGGAACATCTGATGAATTCAACGAATCATATTACGCAGCACAGGAATTTTTTAGATATGGTGAGGCGCTGACTTTCGTCAGGACGCTCGGCGCAGGAGTAAATTCAACAGCTACGGACATTACAAGAACTCGTAGCCAGGGAACAGCGAAAGGCGCTGGTTTTGTTATAAAGAGTCCGTCAAATGATGCGGACGGCCGCGCAATAGGATGCGTTCAGATTCTTGCTGCAAAGCACAGTGTTACAACAGACACATCTGACTCATATCCAATTTTTGCAAACAATGATAGCACTAGTGTCACGCTAGCTGCCGGCGGCAATGTTAATTTAATTAGAGGCGTCCTCCTATTTCCAACAGGTACAAGAGGCCACGTAATGAGCTTCAGCGATACCTACAGCCCGTCAAATGTCGCAGATGATGCTGCAACAATTCAGACAGACCCTTCTTTAGAAAATTACAAGTCATTTAAGCTTGTTGTTTCATCATCGGCAACGGGTTTTGGTACAACCGACGGGTACACAGGTATCAAAATATACACAGCATCTCTTGACCCAAATGACCAGAATTACATTGCCAAAGTACTAAATACATCACCTGACCTTTTCCAGGAAAAACAGCATCTTCTGTATCTTGATTACTCTATTGAACCAGAACTCGCCACTGTGTCATCTGATGCAGGAAGTGTTGCAATACTTTCTGGTTCGAGCAATACTTCATCAACGTCAGGTGATTCATCACAGACGTTCTTAAATGCATTTGGGCGATTTGACTCAAGATACATGCCTGCGCGTACAACAGTTTTCATATCACAACTCTATGGAACCAAGACGTACGACCTGTTTCACTTTGAAACTCGAGCAGACGGAGCGGCTGCTAATGACCAGTTCAAGGTTTCTATATCAAATCTAAAAAGATCCACAGACGACGCCAATCCATACGGTACATTTGACGTATTGATACGTGACTTCTATGACACCGACGAGAGCCCGGTAATTCTTGAAAGGTATTCAAATTGCACACTCAACCCGCAGAGCAGCGATTATGTAGCCAAGAAGATCGGTGATAGAAAAGTTTATTACAATTTTGACACGATCAATCCTAATGATAGGAATTTTACATCTACGGGTACAAGGTCAAATGTCTCAACAAGAGTTAGAATTGTTATGTCGCAGGACGTTGAGTTAGGATCAATACCCACTTCAGCGCTTCCATTTGGTTTTCACGGAATTCCCGCCATAAAGACTAATGATGGCCTAACAGACACATCATTACCTACGCTTAGTAGGCGCCTCGAAGGAGTGCTTCCGACAGGCGGAGGAATACAATCATTAACATCTTCTATAGCGCCTCCTGTACCTTACAGATATAAGGTGACAAATAGTGAGACTGACTCAACACCTGCATTCCAAGGAGAAGCAGGAGTAACTGAGACTGCCGATCCTCGTCTTTACTGGGGCGTTAAGTTTCAATCGTTCCCCTCAGTCTCAGGAACTCTTGGGACATCTGCATACCTTCAATCAAATGCGTATGCATCGGTAAATCCTCTAATTCACACACTCTCAAAGTTTGCAGGAATAGTCAAACTTGATGTCCTAATGACAGGATCAGGTGCTGACTTGTTAAATAATAACAAGTTCTCTCTCAACAATGTGGCCCTCTATAATTCAAAAGGAAGCTCAACGGCGCTAGCCGCAGCAGTAAATAATCTGACAGGCACACTTGACCAGCACATGTTAAATGCAATCTATATTAGAAACGCAGTACCTGACACATCTGACTACACAATAACAGACTCTTCAATTTCGGGGAGATTATCTTTAGGAACACTTGCCCTAATACCTTCAGCATCTATTTTCAATAGATTTTCACCCTACATAAAATTTACCAACATGTTCTACGGCGGGTTTGATGGTCTTAATATATTAGACAAAGACATGGCCGATATGAATGACAAAGCGACTTCATCGGAAACAGGTGGAAAAGCTGTCGCAAGCCCTAATATTGGTCTTAATATTGCAGCTAATAATTTTGCCGCCGGTAACTCTAACGCACTTATTAGCGCTTATAAGACGTCAATAGACATCATAACAGATGCAGGTGTGTCTAATGCAAACATTGTGACCATACCCGGCATTAGAGAACCTACAATAACTAATTACGCAGCAACAGAAACTAAAAACTATGCCAGGGCAATCTACCTAATGGATATCCCGACATACACAGACACAGGAACAAGAATATACACGTCTAACATCTTACCTGATGTCACGTACACAATTAGGCAGTTTTCGGGTAGAAATGTTAATAACAACTACGTGGCAACTTACTTCCCTGACGCTTCAATAATCGATGATTCAACGGGCGCCGTTAACAAGCGTGTCAGGATGCCTGCATCAATAGTTGCATTGGGTGCGTTGGCACAGAACGATTCGAAGACATTCCCATGGTATGCACCTGCTGGATTTAATAGGACATCATTGACAAGCGTGGTTAATCTTGCCGTTAGATTGACAAGCGCAGACAGAGACAACCTCTATGATGCAAGAATAAATCCTATAACCTCATTCCCGGGTCTTGGTTACGTCATATTTGGCCAGAAGACATTACAAATTGCTAGGACTGCCCTGGATAGAGTCAACGTTAGAAGATTACTAATCGAGCTCGCGAGAATAGTGACAGAAGTTGGCCTGCAGTTTGTGTTCGAACCCAACACCTCGACTACACGCGCTAGGTTTGTTAACTTACTTACACCTAGATTTTCAACAGTTCAATCGCAGAGCGGAGTTGATAGCTTCAGAATAATAATGGATGAGTCAAATAACACTACAACGGACATAGAAGCTAACAAATTAAATGGGCGCATCATTATAGTTCCGACTAAGGCAGTGGAGTATATTGCAATTGACTTCATTATAACTAACGAAGGCGTCGAGTTTGTCTAATACTTACATAATAAGAGGCTAATAGAATATGTCAGCTTTACCATATCCCGGCATAACCTTCACAGAGACAGACGTGTCTGCCGCACCGACCAGAGTTTCGACGGGCGTTCCAGCTGGTATTATTGGAACAGCAGCAAGCGGACCTGCATACGTTCCACTTACTTTCAGCACATACACAAGAGGATTTGTTGGAATCTTTGGTGAAAGTGGAAATAGATTTGGACCAATTGCTGTGAGCATGTGGCTAAACGGTGCATTAAATACAAATGCAACATATCTTAGAGTCTTAGGAGCCGGTGACGGCCTCAAAAGAATCACGGGTGGATCCGTTAATAGGGCGGGTTTTGTCGTCGGCGAACAACAAGTCAAAGAAACCGGCATAGTAGGAAATAATTCATATGCAGCATCTGGAGGCGTCTTAGGAAGGACGTACTTCCTGGGATGCTACATGTCAGAATCAGCAGGATCTACATACTTCTCTTCGGCAGGTATGCAGACAGGTCCTGGCGCAATTCCTATAATTAGGGGGATTATCATGACACCCTCAGGTGTCACCTTGACATTATCAGGTAACGGTAATGTAACTAATCAACCTACTACTACAGCAGCAGAGGGATCTTCAACAACAGGATCAATAGACTTTACAGCTAACACGTTTGTTATGCTGCTTAATGGTCATGTATCCACAGTCGACAATCCAAATGTGATTACAGCATCAATCTCCACACTTGAAGACACACTCAACACTGATCCTCTAAAATTACAAGAAAGAGGACATTTCCTATATTCGTATTTTAATGTTCCAGCAGTCGTTGCTGCCGTCACAGGCTCAGGAATACTCGCGCATGCAACTTCATCTGGAGATCCTAATAAACATGATGCGGTGTTCATTACTTCATCGTCGATAGGTAGAAATACTTCCAATGCGACGACTCCCAATTACGAGCAATTTAGCGATAGATTCACACACGCGAAGTCTCCGTTTGTTATCTCGCAGGACTTCGGTGGTGTTAAATACGATCTTTTCAGAGTACATTCAATATCAGACGGTCTTGCATCAAACACTAATAAAGCACCTGACCTTGCTAAGAACATTAAGATCACTATAAGCAACATTTCACCTGCAACTACAGCAAATCCGTATCCGACATTCTCCTTGACAATTGATTACATTGATTCAAGCATTGGAGAAGACCTCCCGATAAGTTTTGACGGATTAACTCTTGATCCAAATTCTTCCAACTATATTGCATCTGTTATTGGTGATCAAAACATCTACTTTGATTTTGATAGGAATCTAGGCGGTCAGAAGATTGCTGTTGAAGGTGATTATCCTGTTAATAATAACTACATAAGAATTGAACTGTCTAATGATTTCATCGCAGGAAATGTTCCAGCAGATGCAATTCCTGCCGGGTTTAGAGGTTATGGCTTTGCCTTCACATCGGGAAGCCTACTAACAACACCCGCCTCGGGAGATATTAATTTCCTTGCTGGAAACACTGACATTCTATGTCGTGCTGTTGTTCCTCCAATACCCGTTAGACAGAAGATCACATCTACGGACGATGTTGTTGAAAATACCTACGCGTGGGGTACATATTTTAATGAAGTGACAAGCCTAAGTGAACCAAACTCATCTAATGTCATAAACGCATCAATTTCCAGCTACATTAACTACTTACCTGCCTATGACACAGCAGGAAAGAAGTTCTATATTGATAACACAACAACGTCAGATGCATTTTCAAATAGTCTGTTTACAATTGAAAACATTCAGGTGACAACAGGCGCATTCGGAGATGTCGCAGGTAGTCTTGAGGCAATCAATTGGGCATCTGCGTCGTACATTAGACAGGGCGGCATTGTACCAAACGCGACAAATAAAACACGGGCACTCCAGATATCAGATCTACTAGCAGACGCTCCGTCTAATAATAGATCAAATGTCTCGTTCTCATTCTTCCTGCAAGGCGGATTTGACGGCGTAAACATATTCGACGCACAAAAGAGAGACCTAACTGATTTGGCAGCTGCTCGAGAAATAGATGACTCTGCAAATCAGGGCGGAGTGAACGGGCCAACAGTTGCAGCATACAGGAAAGCAATAGACATTATGGGAAGCACTTCTGATGTCACAATGCAGCTTCTTGCAATTCCTGGCATAAGAATTCCTACCATCACAAATTACGCAATATCAGCAGTTGAGAGCAGGTTTGATGCGTTATACCTGATGGACATCCAACAGAAAGACGATCTCAATAATTACATAACATCAAGTGCAGCTGCGCCGTCGCCAACATTCACAATCTCTGATTTTGCCTCCCGCGGCCTCAATTCATCGTTCGCCGCAGCATACTTCCCAGACGTGACAGTGCAGAATCCAGAAGGGACAGGCACGGTTACGATTCCACCCTCAGCAGCAGTACTTTCGGCGTACGCAAAGAATGATACATACGCACCCTGGTATGCACCTGCAGGCGCTACGAGAGGAACAATCCCAGCTGTCGCAGGCGGTTTAGGTTATCCTCTATCGACAACATCAGAAGTCTTAGGAAGCCTCTATAACGTAAAGATTAATCCAGTAGTCGAGCTCTCTTCAGCCGGCCAGACTGTCGTGTGGGGGCAAAAGACGCTTTTGCAGACTGCATCTTCACTTGATCGAATCAACGTTAGAAGACTGCTAATTGACATCAGGCGCAGAGTTAGAGCAGTGGCAAATACTTTGCTCTTTGAGCCTAACACTCAAGCAACTCTTGCCAAATTCAACTCACTCGTCAGCCCGATCATGCAGGACGCACAGTCTAGGTTTGGCATTACGCGCTACAAGGTCGTCATAGACACATCGACGACAACGCAGGCAGACATTGACAATAATACGATACGAGGCAAGATCTTCCTCCAGCCTGTGAGGACAGCAGAGTTTATCTCAATTGACTTCACTGTTGCAGCGACTTCCACAACTTAATAATACTTAGTAACTAGATAACGGAGATTTACAATGGCCGAGACACTGTCAGTCACAGACATGCTCCCTAACAAGTTTGAGCCGAAAAGAAAGCACCGATGGGTCTTTGCAATCGAGGGCATTGATGCATTCCTTGTTAGGAAGGCAGCTAGGCCTGGATTTACCATGGGAAGCAAGGAAATTCCCTGGATAAACACCCAGCGTTACATCTCATCAAAGCTCAAGTTTGACACAATGTCAGTTGACCTTCACGATCCAATCGCGCCATCAGGCGCTCAGCAGGTGATGGAGTGGATCCGCACACATCATGAGTCGGTGTCAGGTCGATCTGGATATGCTGATTTCTATAAGCGCGACATTCAACTTAAGATGCTTGATCCAATAGGAACCGTTGTTGAGTTATGGGATGTGAAGGGAGCCTTAATCGAGTCTGCTAAGTTTGGTGACGTGGACTACGGTGGTGACGAAGTCATGTCCATATCACTCTCAATTAGGTTTGACAACTGCGTCCTACAGTTCTGATCTCTAGACAGGTTCTATGAAACCGCGCACTTTTATGTGCGCGGTTTTTATTTACTGGAAAAGTGTGCACTCTAGAATATGATCGGAGTATATTCATATGCCAAAGAAGAGTGATGTAGGCGTCACAGCGAACGATGCATTTAGCCAGATCCCGCGTTCCAACCCGTTAGAAGATGACTTTCACTGGACAGTGCCTGTTGAGAGAATACCGCTGCCCTCAGGAGGAAAAACATATCCAAAGGGAAGCCCACTTCACAATCTAGAGTTTGTCCAAATCAAGGCGATGACTGCACAAGAGGAAGACATCCTCATGAGCAGGGCTTTGATCAAGGATGGGACTGTTCTCACACACCTCATTGGCAGTT